TTTTTTTTTTTAATAATTTTTTTTTTTTTTTTAAAACAACCACCAAAACTCTAATCATTTTCTTTCTTGTGGGGGGGGGGGGGGGGGGGGGGGGGGGGGGGGGCCGCGGGGTTGGGGGGGTATGGGATTTTCTGGGATGCCTCCCGGGAGACCCCCCGGGGGTTTCCTGGAGAAGTCCCTGGGGGTGGCCTGAAAATTTTTTGGCCTGGGGGGTCTAGGCTGGGATTTTCTGGGGGTACCTCCCGGGAGACCCCCGGGGGGTTCCGGGAGAAGACATGTGGGGTGGCTTTAGAAAAAATTTGGCCGGGGGTGAAATTGTGTTTTTAATTAGGGGTACCTCCCGGAAGGTTCGAGGTTTGGTACCTGGGATATACCGGGAGGAGGAGTAGGATAGCTTAATGGCTTAGGGGGAGATTTCGTCGAGTATTTTTAGCTGGGAGGATAGTTTCTCCCGGATGTTCCTGATGAATTTCCTGGCCTGGGACTTGGATATGAACATGATTCCTTCGCAGTAGTCATCGGGATGACGTTCTACGTAGTAGGGGTTGGAGAGGAATGTGGTGTTCTGGTAGCGGGAGACAATCTCGCCGACCTTGACATAGTCGTCTACGGAGTCTATGAAGGTGGTTGCATGGATGGCGAGGGGGAGGGTTTCTGGGTCTGAGGTGTCTTCCGGTAGCTTTCCGGTGAAGGAGATGCGGTCTACGGGGAAGATATAGGAGAGGTCATCTGCGGCCATCCAGCGGTTCTGGAAACGGAGGTTTGCGTTGATGAGGATTTGTTTCTTGGTCGGTCTTGTCATGGAGGGTTCCTTTTGTAAAAATTGGTATACATGGAGTTACCGGAGCGCCTCTCCGCTCCCGGTGCAGTCGTCGTATCCCCAGCCCGAGCCAAAGCCGTGGCCGTTGCCCCAGCCGTACCTGGAACCGGCGCCGTAGCCGGAACCGTCACCGTATCCGATTGCGTAGGAGGAACCCTGCCCGGTTGCGCTGCCTGCGCCCAATCCGGTATCTGCCGGTGAGTTCTTGAGGAATTCGTCTACTTCCATGTTACCTCCCGTCACCAGAGCCGTAACCGGAACCGTAACCGGAGCAGTCGTCGGAACCGTAGCCGGAGACGGAGCCGATGCAGTAGCCGTACCCGCCGCCGAATCCGCAGTCGTCGGAGGTGCCGGAGCCGCATCCGTCGCCGGAGCCTTCTCCCCAACAGGTATCTGCCGGTGAGTTCTTGAGGAATTCTTTGAGTTCCATAGTGTTCCTCCTATCTACACTAGCGACCAGAAGTTTTCCTCGAGGATTTGCATGGCATCGTCCGGCAGTGGCCGCTGCTGGTTTATGAAGTTGGCTGCGAAGTCCATGAGGATATCGTACTTGCGCATCTGCTCACGGTGCAAGGACCAGCGGATGCCGTTCCATCTCTGGTGATGCCCGTGCCATATTGTCCAGACGTTGGCACAGGCGGCGTTGTGGAACAGGTGGGATTCGGTAATCCTGCCGGAGGCATGCCCGTGCTTTCCCAGGCGGTATCCGGCGCCGGGACGAATCTTCTGGCCACACAGGAAACAGCGGCGCTGGCTCATCCGGCGGACTCCTCGTAGCGCATGGCCTCGTGGGCCTCCTTCCGCTTTATCGAGCGGCGGAGTCTCTTGCGGCCCTTGTTGTGCTTTGGGGTGGACGGGGCGCGGAAGTGCTCGATGGAGTCGTTCTCGAGCTGTCCCCTGAGAATCTTGTTCGTCATGTGGTTACTTCATGTAGAGTTCTTCGAGTTCGTCGGATACTTCCCGGATTGTGTGCCCGGCAATCCATTCTTTCTGGTTGTCGATGAGGTCCCGTACCAGTCCGGACTCTTTGTATGCCTTCATGGAGAAAGTCAGCTTCCCGTCCAGGCAGTCCAGGACGATGTACTGGTCAATTTCTTCCTTGGTCATACGGTTACACTCCTTTTTAAGATTTCCGGAAAGATAGAGGTTAACCAGGTCTATATTGTCGTAGCCAACGGCCCTCCAGTTTTGGACCTGCTCCTCGCCGAATTCTGTACAGATTTTATCGAAGGTTTCATCCCTTTCCCGCGTAAAGTCGTCGTATTCGGCTGCCGCGACCTTATATTCATCGTTCAGCCGGTCCTTCAGCTCGGCAAGAGAAGTGGTGCCGTAAGCACGCATCAGAGATTCCACGGGGTCTACTGAGCGTATTTTGCCAAGAATATTATCCTTCTTGTTGGCCAGTTCTGCTGCTCGGTTATAATAAGTTTCCTTGTTTTCAATCATTTCAATAAGCTCCTTTTGCTGGTTTTAGGTATTTTCTTCATTTAGTTCCCGCTGCCGCGGCCGTCGCCGGAGCCGCTGCCGTTGCCGGAGCCGTCGCTGTAGCCGTCGCCGGAGCCGCAGCCGTAGCCGAAGCCGAAGCCGGAGCTGTAGCCGTCGCCGGAGCCGTCGCCGCAGCCGAAGCCGTGACCGTAGCCGGAGCCGAAGCCGGAGCCGTCGCTGTAGCCGTCGCCGGAGCCGCAGCCGTAGCCGTAGCCGGAGCCGGAGCTGTAGCCGTCGCCGGAGCCGTCGCCGCAGCCGTCGCCGGAGCCGTCGCCGGAGCCGCTGCCGTTGCCAGTATCTACTGGATGGTTCTTGATAAATTCTTCCAGTTCCATGTTACCTCCCGGAGCCTTTGCGGTTACCTTTGCCGGAGCCGGAGCCGTAGCCGGAGCCGTCGCTGTAGCCGGAGCCGTAGCCGGAGCCGTAGCCGGAGCCGTAGCCGGAGCCGTAGCCGGAGCCGTAGCCGGAGCCGTAGCCGGAGCCGTAGCCGGAGCTGTAGCCGTTGCCGCTGCCGTGTCCGTTGCCGGAGCCGGAAGGCTCCGGGTTGAGAACGAACTGTATGCTACTTGATTTCATCACTCAGGCCAAGTTTCTCGATGACCGAGCGGATGATGTCACTGCCGAAGGCGTCCTTCGTCAAGCGGAGGAACTCCTTGGTTGTCATCTTCCCGTCAAGGTCGACGTTGTGGTCTTTCGCGAAGCTGTCCCGGCCGAACGTGCAGCTTCCGGTGAGGATGCCGTGCCATTCGTAGAAGTCCCTGGTGGGATAGGTCCAGTCCCTGTCGAACTTCTTGGTGAACTCGTCAACCTTCCCTTCGGTGTCCATTCCGCCGATAATCTTGCGCTCGAGCTCGCTCGCCGCTTCCCTCGCCGTCTTACCGTGGGCGAAAAGGCCATGACCCTTCGCGATGTAGCACTCGGAAGTGGTGAGGTCGTTGTTGATTGTGTATCCAGATGCAATGTCGCCGTGAACGTGGTGAATCACGGTAGGCATGCCGTCGATGTAGTGGACCTGCTCGCCGTTGAATCTGGATATCGTTGATGAAGTTGGTACGTTAACCATGCGCTATGCCTTCCATTCGGGTACGCTTTCGATGCTGGCAGCCGCCTTGTCGGTCGTCGGGATAATCTGGCAGATGCCGACGATGGCGATGCTGTCGACCGTGACGGTGAACTTGCAGTTGTCCGGACGGTTGGTCCCGGTGGAGGCGATTTCCTCGACAGCGGCGGCGCCTTCCCAGTACCAGAGCTTGCGGGCCTTGGAGAGCTCGCAGGAGCAGCCGTCGGGAGTAACGGAGTCGAGGGTGCCGAAGAACACGCCGGCGTTGATGGAGCGGACGATGACCTTCTTGCCGATGAGATTGGAGAAGATGTTTTCTGACATGGTATTGTCCTTTTTGGTTTAGGTTTTTATTGATACTACAAATATAGCAAAAACTGCTAGAGGGAAGTTTCCGTGTTTTCCGTGGAGTTTTCGAGGATGCTGTCGCGGAAGTTGTCGAAGTCCTTGCGTGAGGATACGCGGTACGTAATATCATCGGCGGATGAGCCGCTACTCTGGTAGACTATGCGTACCTCGTGCTTCGTGGGTGCGGTGGTAGATACGGTTTCCTTGTATCCGAATGAGGAGATTGTGTCCCTGCGGAAGAACTTCTCCCCCTGGAGAGTCGTTAGTCTGACGAATTTGCTGTTCATGCAATCAAATATAGCAAAAACCGGTATTGGCATAGTGGTTTCCTAGTAGTACCATTCATCGGAATTGGGGAGTTGTGTAAACTTTGTTTTACCTTCGTCGGTCCAGGTGCGGTAGGCGTGTCCGGTGGACCATCGGACTATTCGTTCGTCGGGGAGTGCGTCGGGGCGTGCGGGAGGTTCCACGTACTGGATGGTGCACCCGTTTCCCGATAGCAGGAAGGCGATTTCGACAATCCGGTTCCTGGAGTCTAGGTACTTGAGGATGGTGTCGTTGTCGGAGAGTTCTTTGCTGGATATTTCCATTGTGGCTACCATTTAAGCTTTGCGTGTCCTTGCCGGGGTCCGTAGGAGGCGGAGAAGTTGAAGCCCATGCGGTGGAATTCTTCGATGACCTTCTGGAATTGGGGGACTGTGAACTACCGCCAATCGCATTTAAGCCTCCCCGGGGCTACCGTGGGAGCCTTGCAAGCTGCCGCCCTTCAGGGCGGCGGTAGTTGACCCCTTGTACAGCTGGTACTTCTTGCTCAATACGTGGCTTGTCTCGTCGGATAGCGGCTTGAACCAGATGCCTACCCTGCACCGTCCCTGTCCGTTCTCGTCGGTAAATTCCGGCGTGAGGTCGGTCTTGCAGGCATCATCGATGAAGCCGTAATCAATACC